AAAGCTAGGTAGTTGGTTGTGCTGCGTAACGGAATCGAACCGTTGCTTGCCAGCCGTGGGGGAGACAGGCTGGCATTCCCCTTACAATTGGAAACGCAACATATAAAGCCCGGTGAAGGCGAAAGAGTGAGAAAACCTCCACCGGTGAAAGGAGGAATATGCTTGTTGACACGCACGCGAGTAAAATGACAAAACCCCGCGTGAAAGCTATTCCTTTAAGGGAAGCTACAAAACTTCCTGCGTACATTATAAGCCTTGTCAACTAGTGAAATCAAATAAATAGACCCAGCGAACACAATATATTGTGTTTTTAATCAAAAAGGCCTCTTGACAGGCTCAATTTTACTGATTCCGTTGTAAAGTTCATCGGCAAGCTGTGCCAGACTGTCCGGTGCATCATCGTGCGGAACTTTTCCAAGCTGCGTGAACATCGTCACCTGTTCCATGAACGCTTTGTACTCTTTCGACTGGTGTTTCTCGTCAAGGAAATAGAATCGCTTGATGTCCGGCGCATACTGAATGATTCTGGACAGCTTGCTTTGCCCACTGGGCGCACGTTGGCTACGGACAGAGCAGTGATAGCCCTGCTGCCGGAGCTGGCTGTCAACAACGTCACAGTATTCATCACCGCCGTTGTTGGCTTCGCCACGCACCACATTGATTTTGTGCTGGATGATTTTGCCCACGACTTCTGGTCTGGTCACGGTCTTGTCGCCGTTGTTGAACACAAGGTCAAGGATGAACACGGCATCTCCGTACACATAGGCGATAGGGCAAGCGGTGAAGTCCCCGCCGCCCCATGCAATATCCATGACCATGAGCTTGCGATCAGGTTCACCATCAGGCAGAACACCGTTAAAGTATCGAAGCTCATCGGCAGGGAACAGCAGACCTTCACGCACATAAGGCTTGCCCATGTACTTTGCCCACCATGTTGCATCGTCAATGCTGGCTTTCATATCGGCGTAGTAGGCATCGTCAAATCCAACGCCATAATCATAATTGAAGTTGCTGTGTCCGTTCTCATCCACCGCAGGAATCACCCGGAATCTGTACTTTGGATTGTCTGCGTACTGGTTCTGGATGCGTCCCAGAGGGTCAAGCACGTTCCAGCGTGTGCCGACCATCAACTCTAAAGCACCCTGCTTTTTACGGTCTTTCAACTGGTTCAAATAGGCATCGTACTTGTTGTTCAGACGTTCAACGTTCAGGCTTTCTTCCAAGTCCTCAATCAAGTCATCGCTGTACAAAACGCCGCCCTCGCCGATTTCGACAGCACCAGTCAACGTGCCGCCAATGGAGCGGCAAATAAGGGTAGGGAAACGCTTTTTGCGGTTCAGGTCAACGCTTTCGTCTTTTGCGCTCTTATCTACAAGCTGAACGTCAGGGAAGATTTTGCCCCAGTTGTAGGTCACAGGGTCAGTGATGATGGACAGCACTTCGCCGTAGAAGCCGTTTGTCAGCTTGTCGGAGTGTCCGCTCATAACCGATGCAACGTCAGGGCGGTTTCCCATAAGCCATGTGATGAAGAAAATGCACAGCGTACTCTTACCTACGCGAGCCGGAAGACTGACCCCCAAGAAATCTATCCGCTTATAGAACAAGTCCTCTAGGTCATCTGCCAGCACTTTCAGAACCCTGCGTCTCGGCTGATAGAACTTCTTTTCCGGCGAACGGTTCCATTCAAGGTAGATGCAATAGCTGTCGAACACATCTTTTGCTTCAAATAGGTACGTCCGGCTGATAATGTCATAGACCTTCGCCACGTCCTCGCCTGTTTTCATCTTGCCCATCATGGCTGCACAGACAGAGCGCAGCTCACCAGAGTATTTGTAGGCATCGAACCGCTTGTCTTGCGGCAGAGCGTCCCTCAGGTTTACCACTGCTTGAAACCAGTCCTCATAGACCTGCGCTTCGGTCGGATTCTGCTTTGCATACGCTTTGATACTGTCGATGATGGCAATGCACTGTTTTGGCTGCATAAAAAAATAGGCACCCCCTACCTAAAAATGTAAAGAGTGCCTACAACTGCACAAAAATCAAATATCCGGTTTTATAATGCTGTTTTCGGAAAATTATTTGCTAAAATTCGTTTTAACGGATGGAAAGTGCGATTTATTTGACCTCTTCCGCAAGCTGGTTTAGCCTGCGTTTCAGCTCGTCTGCATCGTAATACAAAGCGTCTGCGATGGCATTGAGAATGTCGGGCTTGTCGGTGTAATCGCACAGCGTTTCAATGAGTTTCAAGCTCTGTTCTGACAATTTTGCAGTTTTCATGCTGTTTCCCCTTTCTAATTCGGTTTTATAACTTATAGTAGGGCTTGGGAGGCCACCAATATATTTTTCTAAATTTTTCCATTAGCCTTACCAAAAATAAAGGTTCGTACCATTTTATCGGACGAATTCCTGGATGCTTTTCATCACCAAATATAATATATCCCTTATCATAAAGAGCTATAGAAAAAAATACACCGGCTTTGTTATGTGGAACAGAAATATCGTGACATAGCTGCTCATCCTTTTCCACGGCATATCTTAATTTTGAAACGGAATAGTATCCATCTTTCAAATCCGGCTCTTCTTTAATAAGGACATCCATTATTCTTTCTTCAAGACCTTTGTCACCAGATACTTGATAGCGATAAAGCGGTTTTCTCATGCGTTCTCCTTTCACCTGCTCTGTTCAGCAATCCGATACCATGTCTGGCGGGTTACACCAAGCTGTTTGGCAGCATCGGTGACGGTCAGTAGACGCTTTTCCACCTGTTCATGCAGAACATCAAAGAGGTTGCGGTCGTACTCGGTGGGCTTGCGACCTTCCCTGTAATCAGGTCGCTGGCTGGCAATCTTTTTGCCCTCTCTGGTGCGCTCAACAATCATGTCACGCTCAAACTCTGCAAAGGCAAGCATCACCGTGCGAATCAGTTTGCCGGTAGGCGTGTTATTCATCACGCCCATGTTCAGAATGTTCACGGACACGTCTTTTGCAAGCAAGCTGTCAATAATTTCAATACCGCCCTTCACGGAACGAGCAATACGGTCAAGTTTCGCCACGATCAGCGTGTCTCCCGGCTGGATTTCAGACATCAGCTTGTCAAGTTCAGGTCGATGCAACTTCGTGCCTGTGTAAACATCCGAAAAGATTTTCTGTGCGCCGTTGGCTCTCAGAAGTTCCGACTGGGCTTCAAGGCTGTTGCCATCAATCGCCTGTCCAGCGGAACTGACACGAGCGTAACCGTAGATCATTCAGGTTCACCGTCCTTTTCAACGACTGTCCCCTCGACAATATATGCCTTATCTCCAATATCGCCCATATCCGGCTCGACAACAATACGGTAATTCATTGAGTTCAAAAGCCTAAAAAACGTAGAAAGGTTCAAACTTCCATCTTTTAGCCTTTGATACACTGCTTGTCTCGACCCAAGACCAGAAATTTCCCCAAGCCTAACTATCGTAATGTCCTGACGCTTCATTACGTCCTTTACGATTTCAGCCCCATTAGTGACAATTTTCTCTTTTTTCTTTTTAGTAACCTTTTCCTGCTCGTCCATTTTTACCGCCCCTTTCGTCACCATTGTAAACGAAAAGATTTACTTTGTCAAGAGGGGATTTAAAATCGAAGCGGTCTAAGAGTGTATTATATATAAATATACTCTAGTATGTATTTATACATACTAGAGTAGTATAAGGGTGTTTACTTAGTTAATCACAATCAGGTAGAAAATTTTCTATAATAAGGAGTGATTCTGCCAAACTTCATTTTCGTAAAACTTTGGGTCTTGACAAGCATATTTTCACGCTTTATACTTGTTCCAGCGAAAGCGAGGTGATAGGCTTGGCAAGACGAGCAGAAACCTCGGAACGTGATAAGCTGCGCATGATAAGCACCCGGCTCACAGAGAGCCAGATCGCAAGCATGGAAAGCAGCGCAAAGGCATTGGGCATCTCAAAGGTCGATGTTATCCGCATGGGTATCGAGTGGGTGGCATCCTACGTTGAGAACATCAAGGCATAAAAAAATAAGCTACCAGCGGAACTTTGGACGGCAACGCTGATAGCTTATCCACATCACGAAACGAGAACCTGCAACCACCAAGGGGGCAGTCTCCCTTTTCGGAATCTATTATACCAAAAAGGGCTGCTTTCCGCAATAGTTAGGAGCAAAAAACATGAACTTTCCTACAACAACCGAAGAATTTCTGAAAACCTTTTCCCACGGCAAAGAGCCGACCAGCGAGGACAGGGAGTACGCAGAAGCACTGGGCAAGCTGTCCGAACTGAACTATCGAGCAGGGTACGAAGCGGGAGCAGCCAAAAACAACAGTTAAATTTTGTGCAAGTCTACAAACTTTTAGATTTTGTACAGATACCAGTACTACATTAAGCGTTTGCGCAATTGACAAACCACAACATATTGCATATACTGGTTGCACCCACATGAAGGGAGGTGAGTTTATGTACAGTCCTTATCTCGAACGGCACAATCACACGTTCACTGTTGCACTGACCGAACGGCAGTTCCAGTGGCTGAAAGCCTATTGCACCGAACACAAGGTTGCACAGGCAGCAGCCATCCGTGACACGTTCTTTGAAGTGCATCCAATCCCGGAGACCGATGAAAACGAAAAATGATACGTCCGCTGAAGTTTGGCGACAGAAGCGAACGTATCATGTAAACCCTGAGAGAAGCATTCTCTCGCCGTTATTATAGCAGAAAATTGCTTCTCTCACAAGTGAAAAGGAGCTTTTTAATGCAACTTTCTTTGTCTGAGAACATCAAAATCTTTAACAACGCCGAGTTTGCGAAATCCGTGTCATGCTCATTGACGATGACCCTTGGTTTGTTGGCAAGGACATTGCCGCAGCACTTGGGTACAAAGACACCGTCAACGCGCTCAAAGCGCACGTTGATGAGCAAGATAAAGCTGGGTGGCGAATCACCACCCAGTTCGGCGAGAAGGAAACGACCATCATCAACGAATCCGGCCTGTACAGTCTGATTTTCAGCAGCAAGCTGGAAAGCGCACAGCGGTTCAAGCACTGGGTCACTCACGAAGTTCTGCCGTCCATCCGCAAACATGGGATGTACATGACCGACAATTTGTTGGAGACGGCTATTGCCAACCCGGACTTCGTGATCGGTCTGATTCAGAACATGAAAGCCGAGAAAGAAAAGAACATAGCGTTGCAGACGCAGAACAAGCAACTCTGCGAGAAGAACGAGGAGATGCAGCCCAAAGCAGACTACTTCGATGACCTTGTTGCATGGAACGTGTCTACCAACTTCCGCTCTACCACAAAGGAACTGCGCATCCCTGAACGCTTGTTCATCAAGATGCTCATTTCTGACGGGTACATCTACCGTGACAAAAGCAAGGGCATCCTGCCGAAAGTGGGCAAGGGTGACGGCCTGTTTGCGGTCAAGGAATACTGCAACCAGAAAAACAAGCACGGTGGCGTACAGACCAGAGTAACGCCGAAAGGCCGTGAGACGTTCCGTCTGCTTTATGCAAGCATCCGTAGAAACGGATAATTGAGGTTTTTCTGAAAAATCCGAAAAACTCACACGGTGAACATTTTTGTTCTCCGTGAAATAGTCCAACAGAAAAGCCAGTGGTTAGAGAACATCTAGCCGCTGGCTTTTTGTGTTATGCGTTAATCTTGAATAGCAACCACTTCATAAGAGCTATAACCAGTAAATCCACTCAATGGATAAAGCTCAAACGATGCTGTTTGGCCCGAAGCAAGGCTGTCCATGATGTAAGTATACTCACCGCCAACAGGAACTTCATTGCCTTCGGTGTCTTTCATTTTGTAAAGAACAATGACCTTGACTGCATTGCTTGTAAACTGGCTATTGTTTGTAACCTGTCCAGTGAATCGCAAATCATAGCCGGAACCACGTTTGGAAACATTTGTAACAGCAAGTTCGCCAGCACGAACAATCTGATTGGCAGGGCTTGCTTCGTGAACGTTCCAATTCTCTGCGCTTGTCGTATACTCAATTCTTGTCGGCTTAACACCATCGGAATCAAAAGCGATATAATCGCCATACCAATAAGAATCACCCTCGCCAACCCAGTCCAGCGTTTCAGAATCGGTCTTTAAGACGGAGCCATCTTCGCCGTATACCGTGACATTCAGCGAAACAAAATCAACTGCCCAATCGGTGTTGGGATTTTCAACCAGAACTGCGTAAAACACATAGTATCTCGTTTTGCCGTATTCGTACTTGGTTTCAAGATGGCTATGGGATTCTTTGATCGTTATGGGTTGCACCTGTGTTGCATTGGTCTCTTCCAGCTCAATAGGAGCAGACCATTCATCGGGTTTCGTTGTTGCCATTGCGCTAATAGGCATGGCAAGCATCATAGCCGCTGCTAGAGCCGCCGCAATGATTCTCTTTCTCATTTTTGATTCTTCCTTTCTTTGGCTAAAATTTTATATAACGCTTGAAATACCATGTGCCATAAGATACACACCAAAAACCAAAAAAGCGGCGCCGATAATAACGCCCCATATTGAAGCGGCAATCTTTTCGTTCTTTTCTCTCTTTTCTTTGTTCTTGTCATTCTTTTGGTCCATTACAGATTCCTCCCTTTCAAGGCTTGTAAGGCAAGTATAGCACAGAACACAGACCCTTTGTAGGGGTCTTTTTGTTTTTGCGGCGGAATTTTTAAAATTGGCAATGGGGTGGGGTAATTTTTTTGAGCCTTTTTTATTTTTTCGGTGGTGACGGGAATGACCGGGCGGGGCTGGGCGGCGGCTATATACCCCGCCGGTGACCCCCTGCCAACCACAGCGCACCCGGAACGACTGAGCAGCACAGGCGGCAGGGCAGACCATGCCAAAACCAGGGCAGACCACACAAGGCACGACACACACACGCCCGAACACCGGACACGCTGCACCTGTCTGCACCCGATACCAGACAGGCCGCGCGGGGCAGATCGTAACGGCGGCGGGGTGCTGGGTGTGTCCAAAACTGTGCAGATTTGGACAGTGTGCAGAATCTAAAAAAAGTAAACGAAAAAATTTACTTTTTTGCAAAAATCCCTTGACTTTGTAAACGAATTAGTTTACAATAAGGATGTAAACGAAAACATTTACAAACCACATCACGAAACACCAAAACAGGAGGACAAAAACCATGAAAAAGGCCTATAAATGTAGTGACCTCTATACCGCCACATTTGAGGACGGCGCGTTAATGACTGGCACACTTAACCAGCTCTATGCAGCCCAGAACAACCGCAAAATGACCATTAAGCCCGTTGTGTGGCTCTGGCTCAGTGACAGTGGCCTGTATATGGTAGACTACATCTTAGAGGGTGCGGGCTGGACACTGGGAGTATTTGACACACTGGCAGACGCAGAAAAGGCAGTGGCGGCGTTTAACGCACAGCCCGCCACAGATGTGGCAGCAATGCTTACGGCGGATGCTCTAAAGCTCTTTACCTGTGAGGTAGAGTGCAAGGCACTGGGCGACGATGGCAAACAATATAATGCCGTTTGGTGCCCCGATTGTGGGCAGATTTATTACACCATCCCGGCAAAAGTTAAGGTGCTAGGCTACATCCCGCAGTATAAGGAGGACTAACCGATGACGAGAACCGACGAATTGAACGCAGAAATCAGAAATCAGGCTGTGCGCCTGTATCCAAAGTGTGCCGGGCTGTTTGAGTTGCCGTTGATGGTATACACTCAGATTATAGCGGACAACCTAACCCGCTCTAAGCCGTACCGCTTGAGCGTTGAGCGATGCAAAAAAATCATTTTGGCTATGCCGGAATTTGATTAAAAAGGGGTGCAAACAATGATTACTCTTGACTTTTCCCAGTGGGCTGCAATCTGGTACGTTGGCGGCATGATCAGCGGGGCGCTGGTTATGATTGCATTTCTAAACAGCTGAGGGGGCGCACAAAATGACATACACGGCAAATAAAAAGGCATACGGCCTGTTAGAATCCCTTACATATTGGATGGCTGAGATCTCCTATTGCAGGGAAAAAGATCCTGACGATATCGGTTTTTTGGAAAAGGCAGACAAAACCATTCATTTTTTGTTTGGTCAGCTTGACCGGGCAGGCGTTCCGTTTTGGGCGCAAAACTCAGCGCTTGCAATCGGTGAGAATTGGAGAGAATACGAACGGCGCAACCTCAACGTATTATTCGAGAACAAAGGAATTTTGGAGGGCTAAAAAATGACAGACTTAGAGCAAAAATGCAACGAATACCGCGAATATAAGCGGCTGGCAGAGCAGGCGGAGCAGATGCGGGACAGCCTGCGGGATGAAATTATTGCCATGATGCAGGGAGCGCCGGAGGTTGTCGCAGGCGCTTGCAAAGTGATGTATAAGGACGTTCAAAGCGTCCGGCTCGACAGCAAGCTTTTGCAGGCAGCGCACCCTGATATATATGCCGAGTGTAGCAAGCGCACCACATACAAGCGTTTTAGCGTGGTATAAAGGGGGTGTAGCAAGTGATATTGTCTTGCATCCTGTTTTTCTTCTGGTTTTTTTCGGCGCTGTTTAAGGCGTCGAAGTAACGCCGACCGGATACTTTAGCGGGGCTGCACCGTAAAGCAACCCCGCCCCAGCCCAAAAGGGCAAAAAACTTTCTGCAAGTCCTGTTAATGGGGCTTGCAGTATGATATACTGACAACAACAAGCCCACACAAGGAAGGAGCATAAAAATGAAAGAGTATAAAGAAATAAAATCAAAAGACGGCCGCACCTACTATCTTAACGAAGATGATACAGTGCAATTTATTGTTGGAGATTCAGGGAGAGCATACCCGTATAGATACGATGAAAAATACCATTGCTTTACAAGCGTAGAGGGCCGATACAAATACAACTACTTGAGAAGGCTGGAAAACGAAGGAAAAATTTCTTGGAATTAACACAGCTCAACCCCGCCCACGCTGGCGGGGCTTTTCTTTTGCCTTGCACCTGCTGAGGATGCAGGGCTTTTATTTTGCCTTGTTGCAATGCAACCCCATACAAGCGTTTACAGCGGCCTTTCTGTCACTCATGCAATTATACCGCCTAAACTCCAAAACCGTTTACAGGGCTTTACAGGGGCTTTTCCGTTGATTTGCTCTATTCCAGCACACAATACAGCAAATACACAAGCCGCCTATACACCGCCTACGACACGCCGGAGGGCATACCGTCAAGCGCTGCACCTCCACCGATACCAGACACCACCGCCGAACCGGGCGGCTGTACAGGTCAGCACAGCCGCCCTATTATAATAATGTATATAAGGGTGCAGCGGTGCGCCCCTGTCGTGGATCCATGCCAGACAGAGCAACACATCGCAGACTATGCCAGTCAGGCGGCGCGGAACCACTGGCGGCTTGTCGCCGCATCTCTTTTCGGGCTTTCGCCCGATAGCCAATAGAGGTCAGCAATAGTCGCAGCGTTCCGGCTGGAATAGTCGTAGCTAATAGTCGTAGCTTCTCCAATAAAATAGTCGTGGAATAGTCGTAAAGTCGTCAGACGACCACCGTTTGAAAGTCCCGTATATAGTATAGTAACGGTCTGTTCGCTGATAGTCGCAGAGCAATAGTCGTAGTGTTTTCTTGCGAGCCTTCGTCAAATAGTCGTGTATTTTTTGTGTGAAATAGTCGTTTGCCTTTTAGAGAAAGGGATGTGCAATAGTCGCTAAGCCGTCAGACCATTCCCAAAATCAATATATGTCAAGACACCCGTCAATTTTAATCCCCATTGCATTACCTCAAAATCTTTAGCCATCGTACTTATTATAATAGTCGCAGATAATTGCTCAATCTTTTTAACTATTATTCTGCCATAATAGTCGTATCATCCGATTCGGCTCGTTCTCCTTCAATTTAATTACCGACAACTACAATCATATCATATCAACCAACTAGGATTATCCATTTGACAAATACCTCAATACTTTTAACTATCTAATAAGACTATCCACTAGTCAATTGCTTCCAATCTGTAATCAACCACTCATACAGTAATGCAACATTTCTACATATTCAACCGACTACAAAATAAAGCCAATTATCCATGTGAAATAGTCGTAGACCATCCACCAGTCTGAACCTCACGCCAGCTCTCGCCTACGGTCTGCTCTGCTGGCTAACGGTGTAGCTTTGGAGATAGAGGGTTGTAGGGGGAAAGAACCTTTACAGACGATTGAACTCCGGTTCACTGTACTGTTGCTTCTCTCGCTCTCTGTCAATCCACATATCAGCAAAGGCCTTCCAGTTTGTTATAGGCTTTCCGGTTTTGGTCATCCAGCCTGTTCCCTCATAGTAGTTCATAAAACTGCTGGCAAGCCTGTTCTCACATCCAGCATCCAAAAAATACTCGCTCACATCCTCGAAGTCCGGCGTGTTGGCGTTCCCATCGGGCGGGTCGCCCGCTTTCTTAATAACTTTTTTTCTTTTCTTTTCTTCTATATTAAGGAGGTGAACGATTGTTCCCCTCACAGGTGAAGCATCGTTCCCCTCAGAGGTGAATGATTGTTCACCTCCATTTTCGCTCTTTGAAGATTCTTCCGGCACTTTGACGTATATCTTATCGGGCTTGTTCTTGCCTTCACGCTTGCGCTCGATTAACCCGGCTTCTTCCAGCTCTTTCAGAGACTTCTTGACCCATCGTTCTGTGAATCCAGTATCGGTAGCAAGGTCTTTGATGGGATACACGATGTATACTCGCCCTAGTTGGTCAGCAAACTTTCCGCTTCTGCTTGCCCTCTGTGACGACCTTGCACGATTGAACAGGTAAATGTAAACAATTTTCTCTGTTGGACTAACGCCAATAGTCGAGAGGAATCGAGGGTAGACCATGTACCCATTGACCTTTGTATTGGCTGTCATGTACTGCATTTTTCCCTCCTGCAATAGTCGTAGATATCTACAATGCACTCACGGCCCCGTAGAGCCGTGCCAGAGCTGTTTTCTGTGTTTGGTCGATAAGTTTGCCATCTGGCGCTAAAAGCGTTTGTAGGGCTTCTGTATGCGTATATGCAAAAGGCTGCCATTGCTGACAGCCCATGCGTTTAGATTCCGTATTTGTCTTTTTTGCTAAGAACGACCCATCCCAAAAAGTTGAAAGAATTGCATTTTTCTATTCTTTCAAGCTTTTTGGGAGTAACAGCGGTTTTTACGCCATCGCTTCGTCTGTACAAGTTATGGAACAGGCAATAATCTCCTTTACGGTTCAGGCAAGCATCACACAAACCGTATCTTCCCTTTCCTGCTTGCACGTTGTCTATGAACTTCTCGAGTGCATCCATGTAGCTCTCCTTTCAATCCATCCAAGTATACTCTTGAAACCGTTGAATTTGCTTGTTAAACGTTATGGGGAGGTCGCCTATCTCACCTTCCTTGTTCTTGCTCAGCCGAAACAGGTACTTGTCGGGGTTATCGCCGGACAGAAGAATGATTGCATCAGCGTCCTGTTCAATCTGCCCGCTCTCTCGTAAGTCGGAGTTAGTAGGCGTTGCTCCGGGCTTAGATGGGTTTCGATTAAGCTGTGCCAGAGCCACCACGACAATGCCTGTGGTCTGTGCCAGCTCGTGTAATGCAATGGATATGGCTGTAATGGCGGCATATCTGTCCTTTGCGCCTGTTTCGTGGATGAGTTGAAGATAGTCTACGAAGATGACCTGAGCCTTTTTACGGAGAGCCTGAGCCTTCATCCACGCCACGTTTTTTCCGGCAGCGGAGCGGATATATAAGGGCATCTTCATGTTCTTTGCCTGCCCGTCAATCTCATTCAAGCTGACCGCCTTATTTTTCACCGTGTCCAGAGGACAGTATATTTGATTAGCCATCAGACGTGCACCCAGCTTGCGTTTGCTGGTTTCCAAACTGAAATAGTACACGGTGTAGTTCTGCTTTGCCATGCTTGCTGCTATTTGCAAGGACAGGGCTGTCTTGCCCGCAGACGGTCTGCCGCCGATGATGATGAAATCACCCTGAGAAATATGCAGCGCTTCATCCAAACGCTCTAGGCCTGTCTTGATGTACACAGGCTTATCGTCCATGTGAAGCACATAGTCATTCAGCACATCCTCGTATGTCCACGCATCTTCTTCCTCAGCTTTCAGGCTCATTGCTTCGCCCATCTGCTGATAGATTTCAGACAAGTCCTCATAGGTCGTCAATGCGCTGGCGGATTCAACGGCAAGCGACTGGAAGCGCCTTAATGCAGCATTTTCCTTTATCCGCTTAGCCCATTCTCCCATGCGCTCACGGCTAAGGACAACGCACTCAGCTTCACACGCTTTGCTGCACTCCACAATCAAATCTGCAACGTTCTTGTGTGTTTCTCTGAGGTCTACAACGTCTACATATCCACGAAGTTCCCAATAGCCCTTAATCGCGTTGAAAGCCTCTTGTAGCTCTTTTGTTTCGAAGTCAGAATCATCAACTTCAACCATGACTTCGGTTGCAACATCTCTTTTGCACAGTGTCAGACCGCCGATAAATACCGTTTGAACGTCCATTGTCATAGTCTAGGAAACTCCATCTCCATACTTTGCTCGTACTGGTCATCCTGTTTCAATGCGTAAATGTCCTGCCATCCGGCATAGATGCTCTGGTCGAGTATGGCTTTCCAGTCGTGCCGGTCAAACTTTTCCAGCTTGGTGCAGAGCATCTGTTTTGCCCGGTCTGTCATAGGTTTTTTGATTCTTGTACGCATCTGTGCGAACTCTCGCAGGGTTTCCAGTAAGGCTTTATCGCCATGAGCAAAGTCGGAGAAGATGTCAGGTTTCTTCTTGACTGCACTCTCCGGCAAGGTCTTGACGTTCATCTGACTGTCAGTTGATACAATGGGTTCATTGTCATCTGACTTTGAACTCATAGATGAGCTGACCTTCATCTCATTTATGACATGAGAATGAGATGACTTTCGTGTAGACCATCCTTTTGACGCAATATCGCTTCTTTTCGATTCTTCATCGAGCAGATGCTTAATCAAAATGAAGCAAGATTCTGCTTTTTTGAGTTCAGAGTTGCGTCTTTTCCTTCAAAAACGTATGCACAGATTGCATCGTAGAGTTCCAGCTTCTCTTTACTTTTCAGTGTGGAGATGGCTTCAAAGTAGTATCGTTGGAACGTAAAGCTGTCTCGTTTTTTGTCCATACTCAGTCCTCTTTGTAGCGTTTGTTCCATGCTTCGACGGCTTTTTCCTTGCCAAATGTTGCAGAAGTGCTCACCCCGCATTTTCCGCAGACTACCCAACTAGCCATGTCAACATTGAGTGGATGAATCACTTTTACAGTCGGTGGTTTCGCGCCGCAGAACGGACATCTCTTGAGTTCTGTCATTTTCTAAATCCTTCTCTCGTTCTCGTGATTCGTTTGAAACCTTCATGTAGCTTTGCACCTTTACGGTATACAGGTCGATTGTGCTTCTGCTTGATGTAGCCGCACTGCGTTTCGGACTGTCTGATAGCATTTGCAAGCTGTTCAAGTGATGCAGCACATTGGGTCATCGCTTCTGTTAATGCTTCAAATCTATCCATTTTTAATCCTCCTTACGCATACCATTTCGGCGCTTCGTTGAAGATTTCCACGCCTTTTGCAAAGCCCAGCTTTTCTAAGGTTTCACACATGATGCCATCCATCATGCTGTGAACGATTTCTTCATCATCACCGTGCTTTTTGTATGCTTCCTGCATTTTTGCCGTGAATGCGTCAACCATATCTTGCGTAATAACGATATTGTTTTCCATGAGCCCTCCTATACCATCGGAAACGCCATCCAATGCGTTACCGTCACATCTTTCGGAAGTCTCTCGCCTATCTCATCCCAGAACTGACCGTCTGCGTAACAGCCAAGAAAGTATGCTGTCGGCGAGATTCCTTGCAACATTTTTCCATCTTTATCACGTCACGTTGTCTTAGTCGCAAGCAACAAAGGCTGCGTCCGCTCTCGTGGCGGTTCGCTTGCTGGATGCCAAAGCGTGTTAGCCATTATTTTCCCTTTCTTCAAAATTTGCGCAATATTCGGGAGGAATGTTGAAAGGCTTTTTGAACGGCACTTTGCAAACATATCTGTAATATTCTTTTTCTCTCGGGGAACGCTTATAATACAGGTTCTTACATCGGTCGCAAATAGACGTTTGCTTTGCTGGTACATCGTGAACGATTAAAAGAATTACAGCTATACCACAAATAATGATTACCGCCGCATTTAATGCTGTATCAAGCATCCATTCTTCTCCTTTCAATCTCCATCCCACACGCCGTCAGGACGCATTCTTGCAAACGCCAGCAGACCGTACAGGACACGTTTGGCGTTGCCCTCTGTGGCGTTCCAGTAGTCGCTATCGTCCATATCATCACCCAAAGCGGCAATAGCCTTTTCTAGCATCGGGATGCTTTCTGCTCCTGTCTTTCCGTAGATAGAGCGGATGCCCTTTCTACCCAACACATCATCACAACGAAAGTAATTTCCATAATTATAGGTGATATTAAGCCACAGTTCCTTTGTTCCTCCAATGGAACGAGTACCGCCAGCAACAAAGTGCGTATCATCCACTTCAAGCGTTTCATGCGTTACAGGGTCGCACAGCGAAATATCATAACTCATCTTTCTTCTCCCATTCTTTGCATCCACGTTCGTCCCACACGAAGTCTGCAACGTGTTCTGACTGGTCGTTCACGCATACGCCCTCCGGCTCTGCGTACCATTTGCAAGAGCCACAGGACGGCTCAGATTTGTTCTTACATGATTCTGCTGTGCATTGGATAGCCTTGCCAGCGGAGAACTGCTTGATGCCCATGCAAGAGCAATGTTCTGTGGTGCAGTAAACATCCATTATCTCTCCCCTCTCTTTCTCCTTCTGTTGGCGTTGAACCGCCCGATCACTCGCTTATATTCCGCATAGCATTCTGGACACAGGTCGCCAGTGTCCCTGCGCCACGCCCAGTCCTTGAAGTATTCGTCAGGATTCATCATCCTGCCGCCCAGAACCGCTCCGCAGCGGTCACACACTCGCTTGTGGTATATTCCTCTATCAGTTTGCATTAGTCAAAATACTCCTCTTCCAATTTTAAGTCGCGAGGGTCAAGATAATAGTTTTTACCTTTGTAGTTGCAAAGGTAATACGTTCCATAAAGATTTTCGATTCTCTTGACGAGTTCTACTTTTGCTCCGGCTGGAATCCTCTCTTTACCTTGAGCAATATGTGTTTTCCAATCTTCGTCCTCTAACTCTCTTTTCGTAACAAAAACGACCATTGCTTATTTTTCCTCCCCAACATCCTTGAATAGGATTTCTTTGTTTGCTTTCCAGTCTTTGATTTTGCACGGAATATCCGTGCCGGGCACGGTCTTTTTCAAACCATCCATCTGCCAGACATTCCATGAAATAGTGTCTGCAATACAGTCAAGAAAAATGGGCATGAAACCAATTTCTAGCTTTTCAGCGTCAAACCGATATCTAAAATTTTCAATCAGCGTCAGGAACAGGTTGCACCTTGCAAGCAAGAGATTGTCTCCCTGCCACTCATAGCCGTATGTCGATGCGTAGGCATTGATTGCCCAGCACATCCACATATCGTAGTCATGGAACTGCTCTGCCAGAACATTCAGCTTCCTATCCAGCAGACCGATTCTGTCCGGCACGGCAATCATCTGCCCTGTGGTGGTGTCGTATCTGCTTGTGAGAAACGGCGCTTCTCCACAGGTGACTTCAAGGCAAGTCTTATTGATGTACTCCTTCCAGTCCTCGCCCTTCAGGTCGTTTTCTGCAACGTCTGTCATCTTCTTGCAAACCCAAGTCGGCGTGAACACCTCTGCTTTCTTGCTGGTGCGTTTCTTCTGGTCTGCCAGCCGTTTCTGCACACGAGAGACAAGTTGAACCTTGTCCAACTGTTCCAGCGTGATTTCATCTGCAAAGCCAACGCCAAGTTCAGGCGGTGGGTCTGTCGCCCAGATAATGTTCTTGCCTGTCGTGTGGTCTTGCAAGAGGACGGGCAGGAACGAGCGTAAGCATGGGTCGGAGAAGTCAATCAAAGTTTCCATTGGTCAGCCCTCACCATGATTGTGTTCTTCTCCTTCAGCCAGTCCTTGACGCAATGAAAGCAATGCTCACGGTTCTGGCAACGCTCCGGGTCACGATGTTTGATAAGTTCGCAGATGCCCCGCGTAAAGTTTTCTGTAATATCTTCGTCCGTCATGGAGCGGATAAAATCGCCGTTAGTCATCCTCGACCACCTCTTCTGCTACCTCTTTGTACTCCACGTCAATCCCTTTCGGCAAAGCCGTCTGGTACTTCTGAGCCAACTGTTCTGCACTCTGAGCATCGCCCAGCGGCTGTTCCGGCGGCGCAACGGTGACCTCCACGTTGTCACGCATACCAAAGTAGTTTTTGGCTCGGAAAATCCACTCTGCCGGGTTCTCCTGACCATACATACCGTTGTACGCCCACATGGACTGCATTTGCAGAATCAGCTTCAAGATGTACTTTTGCTGCAAGCTGTCGTCACGGCGCTTGCCCGCCATAATCTGCTTCAGGCTCACCCATTCGATGCCCAGCACCAGTGCAATCCATTCCACCACAGGGGAGATTCTGGCTTCGATGCAAGCGTCAAAAAAGAAGTCAAGGCGTTGCTGCACTTCAATCGGGTTGTTCATGTCCACGCTCGGAAGGTCGCCAAAATACTTGGCTGCAATCATGCCGATTACCTTCTTGTCCTCTTCATCACCGATTCTTGACTGCAAATCGCCTGTGTTCAACATCTTAGACCTCGTGATTGCTAACTCCTGCTGTTCTTTCACCTTTTTACTCACCTGTGATCGGATAGATTTCCGCTTGTTAAGCATCTGTTGTTTCTTCTTCTCACGCTCTTTTTCACGCTTCGCAGCGGCTTCTTCTTTCGCCTTTTGCGCCCGCTTCTCACGCTTTTTCTTTTCAGCTTCGGTCAGCGGCGGTCTGCCACGACCACGCTTCGGAGGTGTTGCCATGTATCAGACCTCCTTTGGCAGTTCAGGGAGGGGCATCCAGTGCGTAATTTTGAATGCACTGGCGTAAGGCTCCATAGTCGGATAGCACCAGTTTCCACCATCAAAGTTCATTACTCGCATAACGCCCATAGAATTTATTGTCAGCACATCTTTAGATTCGCCGTATTCAGCATTGGGAAGTTTATTTTTTACGCTAATCCATTTGTCAGGAAAACCGTTCTCGCTATAATAAGCGATTTCAAAATAATGCGTAGCCATTCCAAGTTCTTGCTCAATATCGCTACGAATGCTCTTGTCGTCATCGTCCGCTTCGGTTTCGAAAACAATGTAAATTCGCTTTTTCATGTTCTCACCTCTTCATTTTCGTTTCTATGTTGTCCAGCTTCCGTGCAATCCACCAGACGGAACAGCAGCTGTCCAACTGTCTCCACCAAGCGCACTTTTCTTTCTCGCATACGCACCGACCAAGCGGATTGCTGGTCATCTTCATCGGACAGTAAAGTTCGTTTTCCATCATTTCCACCCCATCACAACAGCCGTACAAACGGCCAGACACACGTTGACGAACAGCCAGACGAGCATTGCCTGACGTTCTTCAAACAGGTTGTCTACCATTCCTTTGATTGTCCGTTCGGACTGAACCACTACCGCCAGCAGGACTAGGCAGACCAGCCAGCGAGTTGCAAATTCAAACATTGTTATCCTCCATCAAATCATCCATGCTTAACTGACCGCTGACGTTGTCATCTTCCATCCACCAGCGAAAAACGTCCATGCCAGTCTGCCAGTCGTCTGTCGCGAATTTCTTCCCTTCAGATTCAAGATTTCTCTTTTTACGAGCTTTCAGCATTCTTTCAAACGCTGAGATGTACATTTTTTCGTAGGCAGGCCAGCGCACAAACTCGCGCTGTCTGCCCCCCCTACTGGCCATTGGACAACCGACGCAGCCAACACGCTTCTGCCCTTCGCAATACAATGGATTGATAGGCAGGTGTTCACTGTGCGTGTAGTCCCACACATCATCGTCAGACCAGTCCACGATCGGATTGACGGTCATCTTGCCCTTAAGGTTGCAGGTCTCGAACAGCTGCCTTTTTTCATCATTGTCTCCCATAAGGATGATGCGCTTTTCCTTGTCACGATGGCTAAACTCCATCGTTCCACGGTTTTTCTTTCTGTTTGTTGATTCAGCCCAGCGAACGCCGGTAGCGATAAATCTATCGCGGCCAGTATTTTCTTTGAGAACGGCACAGCAATAGCGCACAAGTCTTGTCGGCGGCATCAACTTTTGCGGAATCAGCGTCCACATGGACACAGGCTTGTCCTTGTATCGTGGCATAACAATGGAGCATTTGATTCCACGCTCTTCCATCGCCTTGAACTGCTCACGAATGAAATAGACCGTCTCCGGCGCATCTGCGGTGGTGTGGCTGTTGACCACCTCGAAGTTGATTCCTGCACGTTCAGCTAGAGCTACAAGCACCTGCGAATCCTTACCGCCAGAGTATGTGACCATCAGCGGTTTCTTGTACCGATGCTCGGATAGCCTTGCAGCGTCCTGCAACCGTGCAATCGCAAGCTGTTCTTTGTCCATTAGCTCCACCTTTCCCTCAGCTCTTTTTTCGACCTGTTCTGACTTTGCGACACCGAAGGTTCTGAATCAGTGCGCCCCATGTGGCGGCGATGCCATCCAGAGCCATGCGAAAACCGTACAACTGGTTCTGCCGTGCGATTTTGCGGAGGTTGGTCGGCTTGACCTGTTTGCCGCACAGAGGGCAGTTACCGAATTTATTCATCTGACTGCTCCTTTGCTTCAAGGCGAGATAGCCAGCGGACTTCCTTTTCGTACTGCATTTTCCGCATTCGATCAAAGGCTGCATCGTCCATATCCAACGCAATAATGCAGTTCACAACGTCTGCGTACTCCTCTTCAAACGCCTTTTGACACTCCTCAACACTCTTTGGTGTCGGGTTCGTACCATCCAGCGCACGGCGCAGCTTCAACGCAGCCTGTGCCAGTTCGGATGCTTCTTCTGCCAACTGCGCCAAGATTTCGGTCTTGGGCAGAATGTCTGAAACTTTCTTACTTACTTTTTTCTCCTTTCAGCCAGTCGTTCAGCTTTGCCATGCAAGAGGGGCATAGAAGAACGCTCCATCCTTCTTCTCCACCGATTATTGGCCGAACTTCAAGTTTGTTCTTCATTTTGTTATATTCCTCAAGTGTAAATGTTTCACCACACCTATTACATATCAATGCCATGTTCTTTCTCCAATCTCTTTAACAGCTCATCCACGTCATACCGCCAATGGACACGCAGCCTTTTTGCTTTGACCTCTATCCCCTCTTGCTCTGCCCACTGCCAAGGGATGCTCTTACGGCTCTCGTTATAGCGGAACGCCAGAACTTTTCTGGCAGGGATTGCAAAGGTGCGGTTGACCGCCCGGTAATTGACTATCACATGGGCGGTCTGACCGCTGTACCCCATTGCACCTACCATGTCCGTGATGTGCTTTTCCTTGCGGTATTTGCACTTTTCCTTGTCGTACTTGCCGAACACCTTTTCCAGAGGGATAGAGGGCGTTTCAATGGTTTTCAGCTCAAACAGGTGGTTCATCGGGTAGCGGTACACAAGGAAGTCGCAGATGTTGTCGATGGAAAAGGACAGGTTCTCGTTGCCGCCGTAGTAGGTGGCGGCACTGTCTTTCAGCCGGTAGCACCACGCATCCTTTGGCACGGACGCCTTGAAATCTGCTTCAAACTGCTTGCCGGTGTTCATTCGTGAGCCTCATCAACATAATACCAGTTCTGAGGCGGCTTCTTGATTTTGACTGGTTCATATCCAAATTTCGTTGCACGCAGCCTTGAAAAATCGCTCAACGGTCGCGGGCAGTCGTAAATCTTCAGGTCAGAGATGTGCCATGCAAACAGCTCTGGCGCAGATTTTGCATAGGAGTTCAGTTCAGCCTCATGGACGCAAGAGTTTTTGACGGCCAGTGCAGCAGCAACCACATCGTCATATCCAAGCTCAATAAGCGAACTATACACATTGGGCGAAAGATAGCAATAATCGAAATTATCACCAACACCATGCCGCTGAACAACATCCACCTTGCTGCAAGTAAACTCGCCAATGACACGGCCAAGTCTTTTTAGATATTTCCATCGGTTCCATTCATCCTTGTTCCAAATGAGGATGTCGGTAAAAAGGTTACCGCTCCATGTCTCAGTACAATAGATATAAACCTTGAAAGGCTCCAGCATCAATGCTGGCCTTGTTTTGCGAATTTCCACAGTCTTTTCGCCGCTGAGAATCTTCTTGCACCATTCGGGCCGAATGCTCATCAATACAGCTTTGCTCATCCTCGTTCACCTCTAAATTCACTTCCGAGAAACCGCTTCTTGTCACGTTCCCGGTGCTTGTCCTCGTAGTTGCGGTGGTACACGCTCTGGCTGTGGTTCAGCTCATGCACGAATGCCTTGCGTTCCTCGAAGTCTTTCTTCTCTGCCTTGTACTTCTCGCAAGCGTCGTGGCAAGCTGTGCAGCGTGATGTGCAGTTGAGACAACAGGTAATCATCTTCCAAACGCCCGTCCAGCCAGATAGCGCAGCTCTTATATAAGGTAGGCGGTCAGTCTCTAATGAGCCAATGGTTTCCGTTTGAATCAATCCCGGTCTTGTAATTTCGCTTTTGGCGATTATTCAAATAGCCGTTATTTTTTCCCAAAAATTTCGAAGCCGCTCTCAATGTTCCAAAGTAATGAATCTCGCCAGTTGGAGATATGAGCGCGACATCTTTACAGCACTTTTCAAAAAGGCCTTCTTGGAAGCCCTTCTTTACGTTTTCTCCAATAGTCACCCATTCCAAATTTTTGGGAATGTTGTTTGACGGATTGCCATCAATATGGTTTACTGTCAAATTTGGTTCGTATCCATCAACCCAAGCCATAGCGACAAGCCTTGAAACCAACATAGTTTTATGAGAGCCGCTTTTCCAAAGTTCAACTCGTTCATCTGCGTTCCCTTTTGAGTCTCTGTATCTTCTTTCTGTTTTCGGCTTAATAATTCTTGTTTTCCAAACTCTGACTTTATACCTTGCAGAAGATGTTGTTTTACCCGGTGCGCTTCTGATTCTTCCAAGATTCGATGCTTGATAAAGCCCCTCATATCCCGGAATGTCTTTCCAAAGTTCTTCCATCGATTCCTTTCTCGTCTTTTGTTCCGGTAGCGTAACCGTTAGTCAAAATTGAGCGAACCATCCGGCTCTTCAATAAGGAAGAAGTCATCGTTCCCGCCCTGCACGTAGCCGGATCCAGCCCCACCAGCCAGCGTTTTCTTCGCTCTGACCTCATAGTCGCCGGAACGAATCTTGTCCACGCTGGTGAAGCGGTCAACGACCAGCTTCGTCTTGACGTTGCCATCGTTACCCATGTACTCCTCCTCACGGAGAACCACGCCGACCAGCTTACCACGCAGGGTCTTTTCATCGTTATTGAACTTGTAGCCGGGATTGGACTGCTCCACAGCGGTGATAAAGCCCTTGAAGAACGGCAGCGCCTTTTCTTTGTAGCTCTTGATGGTTTTGCCGCCCCATGCCCATTCGCCCGGATTCAGCTTGCCACGCTCAATAAGGGAAGCGGTCTGCTCACGCCAGTAACCCTTGAACTCACCCTCTGTGACCTCCCACTCGATGTTCAGGCGCTCCTTTGCAGGTTCGTCAATCGCCTTGCAGATACCGGCAACATAGCCGCCAACAGGCAGGTCATGGCGTTCTGTGGCTTCCTGCACGTCATTCCAGTTGATGTTCTTCATCTGTTACTCTCCTTTGTTATCCGGCTGAACCGGGATGTTGTAATACTCACGGATGGTCTGATCTACGGCGGCGAGGTCGTTCTCGATCAGCGCATCGTTGAACATTCCCAGAGGGGTTTTCACGGTGTCCATCCCATCATTGCGAGTGCTGAACAGGTATCTCCCATCCTGTACGACTGTTTTCAGAACGATGGTGAAATACCCTTCCACGCAGACCTTTTCATCCAGCAGCTTGCCGATGGTCTTAAACTTCTCGCCACCGTCTCCGTCACGCTCGCTGTGACCGAAGAAGTAGACCACCACATCGTCCGGCAGTTCCTTTGCCCGCATCAGCAAGGTGTTGAAGTTTGCTGCCATGTCGGTAAACTTCTGGTATCCAGCGACCTTTGCGTTCCGCATGAACTCGCCGGTCATAAGGTAGGTGGCATCGTCAATGACGATGGACTTTCGCTTGGTGCTATGGATTGCGGCATCAATCTTGCCGTAGTCGCTGGTGATATAGGTTTTCATGTTGCTGCGGAACGGAAGCGGCTTGCCAAGCACGTTGATAACCGCAACCTGTTCCGGGTCAAAGTTCCGAAGCGAAGCGGATTTTCCGCTGCCGGAATGGCCATAAACCATTACTAATACTGCCATTTTTCTTTCCTTTCTTTGGCTTCATTAGGCTTCATTGTTCTCACTTCGGCTTAACTTGGCTGTATAAAATCAACCAGCCATCAGTTCTGCCAACTGTGCACGGAGGTCTTTCAGCTCTGCTTCCCTGTCATCAATCTCGGACTGCAAGTCCTCAATCGCTGCCAGCCGGTCAGCTTCTTTCGCTTCTGCCATCTGCTCGTTGGTCATAAAATACACGCCGTCCTCCGGCTCTGTCACGCCACCGAATCTGTCAAGGTTAATCATCTTTGGGTCTCCCTCTCTTGCGCTCCTCTTTGATTTGCAGTGCACTGTACCACTGGTCTTTGTCAATTTCGATGGTAGACCACCGATGGCTACAGGAAATACACTTCTTACGGCGAACGATGCTATCGTGGTCAGACCGGCTATCAACCGTTGTAATGTTGTCACTACCGCATAACGGGCATTTCATCGTGCATCCCTCCACTCGTTGGTGTGGTTGGCAACACGCTTGATTTTCCGGCGCTTGCGTTCGCTTCGCTCTTCTTCTTCGGCACTTACTGCCAGTGCGCACAAGACGATAGCCGTTGCAAGAAGCGCACACGACACGGCCACCCATCCGAACATTTGTGCGGTGGTCTGACAGCCCTGAATCGTGTCACCGCACCCGACTGCTGCAATTGCCACGACCAGACCGATCATGGACAATGCTGTTCCTTTCAAAGTTTTCATTGGTTCTCCTTTTTGCTGCCAAAATTAAAAATCCATCCGGTTGCCATTACGGCGGCTGCCACGATGATTCCCCATGTTCCTTTTGCGCCGACCAGTAGTTCAACGAGATGTACCAGCCACAGGTTCAAAAGGAACGCTGCAAGAATAAACGCCAGAACGATGCCCCAGATCAGGGCGATTTCCACAAGTGCTTTCATTTTTCTCCCTTCGTTTTTGAATGTTTTTCAGCCGTTCTTTTTCACGGCTGTGCCAGCGGATTTCCCGCTTTCCGTAGTATTTACCATTCATAAGTCAGTTCACCTGCTGCGAGCATCTGCGACACCTCGCCGTAATGCTTTCCCAGCTTGTCAGCAAGCGCTTGGACTTCTCCGATAGACGGAAACGCTTTTCCTTGTTTTTCTAGCTCTTGCGTTTTCGTTCTGTAGGCGCCTTTTTTACGCTTTTTGTCACGTTCCTTGTCCATTTTGTGCTTGCATTCCGAGCAATATCTCTTTGTAGGGTTTACCAAACCAAGAAATAGACCACAACGCTCGCAATATTTAATTTTCACGTTGCATTTCCTCTTTCAACCTGGCTTCCCGATTGTGACGTTCAAAGCACTGGTTGATGGACTTCTCCATCCAAATCACCTTGTTAGCATCGTTTCGAGACACGCCAGCAGCCATTGCCAGCTTCAGCCTGCGCTTGCGGCTTTGCGCCCTGCGAAAATTCGTCACCAGCACTCACCAGCCTTGTCTGTGATAAACTTCGGGACTTTCCAACCTGTGGCAATGCACAGTGCAACCAGCTTTTCGACCCAGATATCATGCAGCCCTTCTTCGGTCATATAACACCGACCAACGCTTGGTTCTCTGGAATCGTTCCAGATTGTCAACGCAACAGCGCCTTCAGTGACCGTCCAGATTATGCTGCAACCATCGTCGCACAGGATGCGCAAGATATTTTGCGCCTTGCTTTTGGCTTCGTTGAGTTCAAAAGCGTCCCAGTGCTTTTTGCTCTCCTCATAGGCTTCCACAGCCTTGTCAATGGCGAACTTCGCATCGTCCGGGCGCTCTAGGTCTACCTTTAAGGTGATAATCTGTTCCATGTTCAGTCCTCCGCTTTCTGGATTTTCTTTGCTTTCAAGAAGAGGTTTACGAAGTAGACTTGGCCGCGACCGGAAATCTTAGGAGTGCGGTTAATGGAAATGTGGTCGCTGTGTTGAATCGTGGTCTATTTGATTTCAAACAGCCCCATCTCCATACTACGCTGCGTAGGCAAGTTGTAGTCGCTTCGTTTCGGGTCTTTAATGAGGTAGCCGTTCTTTCGCATCCAGTCGAACAAACGGTTCTGTCCGATGTTAATGCCATTTTGCGAAAGCAGCTTTGCAAGCTCACCAACAAGAATGGATTTTTTGCTTGCTGAAACTGCGTCAGCGAAAAGCGCTTTCGGCTTCATGGTTTCAATCTGCTTGTCCTTCTCTTCCAGCTCTTCGTGCGCTGCGATCAGCGCAGTTGCAAGGAGCTGCGAGCGGGTGAGCTGCGGCTGTTCTGTCAGTTTCTTTTCCATTTCGTTGAACGCTGCAATGTACTTGAGCTTCCACTCAAGAGCAGCCTTGCCGGTAAAGCCCATAGCCAGCAGGGTGAAACCGTCACGGTTCATCAGGTAAGCCCTCTGTTCCCTGCCGTAGCTGTCCGGCGCTGTGGTTTCAAAGAACATCTCCCCAAAATTGGGGACATCTTTTTTGATTGCATCGATGTCACGCATCACATGATCGTGACGCTTTTCAAAGTTCTCGGCAATCTGGCGGCTGGATGCTACCGGTTCGCCGCTTTGCATAGATAAGACAATGTCGCTCATTTTCCCTCTCTTTCATTCAACAGCTCTTCCAGAGCTTCTCTCACCTTAGCTTCCGCATTTTTAGGCTCACGCTTACCGTTCAGGATTTTTCCCAAGTATTCCGGTGCGCATCCCATTTTTGCAGCAAGCTCTCTGATTTCGATGTTGTTAACGTGAAGCGTTCCCACAACATCGCCTGTCCACTTAGGAAGCAAATTTTTTCTCCTTTCTTGTTCTAGTACTTGAACTTTTTGAAAGAATATGATAATATTATGGTGTCAAGCAAAAACATTATCGAACGTTCTTCTATTTGTTCAAAGCCTTTAATTTGTTCTACCGATTGAACTCTGTATCTTTATTAAAGCACAAGTGGTAGAACTTTTCAAGTGTTTTTTGTTCAAGTGGTAGAACTTTGTCATCTTGTACAAGCACTGGGGGTAAGTTTTGTGTTTTTTGACAATTTCGTAAAACTATGCGAAGAAAAGGGAGTAAAGCCGTCTCGTGCTTTAACCGATGCAGGCGTTCCAAGATCTGCTTATAGCTATTGGAGAAGGGAAGCTGGCATCGGGAACGATGCAAAGCCGACAAACCAAAACGCCGTAAAGCTTGCTCAGTACTTTGACGTTACTGTGGATTACCTTCTCACTGGCGACCGAAAAGAAAACCCGCCTCAGCAGCCGCAAAGTGAAGTCGATGCAGCAGTGGAGCGGATTAGAAGAAAACTTGAATCTATGCCGACAGCGCAGCGTGAAGCGCTGATGAACCTGATCGAGAAGATGTGAGGTAAGATTTTGTATTACTTGTTGTGCGGCTGTGCCTTTTGCTTTTGGTTCATGCAGGCCTTGTTAAAAGGCAATGACCGTGTACTATATGGAAACGGCAGAAAATATCGTTACCGTAAAAGAAAGAATCACTGGTTTTAAGCGAGGTGGAAGATGAAAAAACACAGCAAAGAAGAGCTTCTTAACGATAAGAGCAGCCGCATGGGTGCAAGGTTTATGTACTCATTCGGAATGGCTTTCATTGTGTTTTCCTTTCTTCTCCTGATGTATTCAACCACTGCCTTTATCATTTGTATGGCGGTTGGTCTGTTTTTGTTCTTTAAGGGAAAAAAGGAATACAATCTTTTTCTGGAGAAAAATAAGCTAAAGCAGAAAATGCACAAAACGCCTGTAAAAGCAAAGATTGTCGCTTCTGGGGTTAGTAAGAAAGCAGGAAGCGCTGCTGTTCGTACAGCGGTCGGCGGTGCTGTTGGTGGGCTTCCCGGAGCCATTTATGGCTCTGCTACTGCAAAATCTAAAGCCGACGTGACGTTCTATGTTACCTACGAGGACGGGCACAAGGCATCCGAAACCGTAAGCGTAAATTCTTCTAGGTTCAATGAGCTAATGAAAGTCTGTGAAGATTAACCCGGTAAAATAAAAACCCCTTGTGCCGGGCTGGTGTAGCTCTGGGCAAGGGGTTTTCTGTTATTCCAGGTCTAAGGCTTGCTCCGCTACCGGAATCTTTTCAGGATGTTCTAGCAGCCATGCGATAAACCTGTCAATCTTAGCTCTTTCTTGTTCGCTCATTGTAGCATATCCTCCCGATCAGTAAATACGAATGTTCATTTGATACGATTATACATCTTCCAGTTGTACAGTCAATACAATTTGAACAACTTCGCAAAAATCGAACGTTTTCTTTGCATCCGTTACTTTGCATCGGGAAAGCCACGAGCGTTCAAGTCAAAAGGGACAACGCCTATTCATCTTTCCTCCAATCACAGTTCTACGAACTGCCCGTTAATTTTTTCGATGTTCTCTGCCGGGTCACATCCATTATCTAAGGCGGCTACGGCACGCTCTAGGACAGCTTTTGCTTCTTCGTAAGCAAACTTATCGGCATTGCTGTTTGCAAGGTTGTAGACCAGCTTTAAGGCGGTCTGGCGGGCATAGGGTATAAGCATGGTGTCGATTTGGTTCATAGACTAGCCCTCCCACGGCTTTGGCGTTCTGCTTTCGGTAGGTTCAGATGCGGGCATCCCGTCAATGATAATCATGTTGTTACCTCCTGCTTGATTATTTTTTCGATGTTACAGTTATAACACAGGCTGCTGTTGGTTCTCCATAGCAGCTTTTTCCATTTTTTGGCTTGTCGAATCCAGCAGTTTTGCCGGATTTTGTTGAAAGGGTGGGAATTTATGGATGAATATTTGGTAAGAACGGCCAAAGCATTAGAGATGGCACGGATACGTTCCGGCTTAAGCCAGCAGAAATTAGCCGCACGAATGGGCGTGAATCGTGGCACGATTGCCAACTGGGAGCAAGGTCTGGCAGCCATCTCCCTGCCAATGGCTATGCGCTGGTTCACCTGCTGCGGCGTATCGGTGGCTCGATACATGGACGCTTGCATTCATCCGGGGCTGCTGGAACATCTGGAAGACGACCTTTCCGACATGGAAAAGCGCAAGACTCTCATAGATGCCATGATAGAATGTTCTTCCTATGAGATAGATGCCTTGTTGTACATTCGGTACGGAGATCACGGCTCAGACCACATCGGCGTGTTGACGGAGATTCTGGCAAACCTCCATACGCCGTTGAAGGACAGGGTCACTGTCTGCCGGATGGTATCGGGCAGCTATGAGATAGCACAGGCTACCGGAACAGACCCAGACCCGAACGGAACCGCCCCGAAGATGGAGATTCTCTATCAGGCGCAAGACGCCGGGACGGAAGCCGCTATGAAGTCCAACGATTCTTATACCGTGAATCCGAATAATATAAGTGGTTGATTGTCGAATTATCGCAGTTTTTGAAGAACATTTTGTCCACGTTCATCCACTTTTTGTACACCTATCGGGCAAATTCGTCTTGTCAATCTGTCCCCCATAGGCTATGAATCGACAACATTTGCGCGGAATAAATAACGAGCTATCGTTAATTTATTCGTTTCGATTGAGCAGCTTGTTAATCCGTCCACCATAACACCGACTTAAAAGTTTTTTCATCCACTTTTTGTACACGTTAGAAAGCGCTAACAACGTAAGCACGTTTAATTTTGCGCACATTTTGCCCCATTTCATGCAGATTTAGTATACCTTTAGTTCATACATGGTGTACACATAGTTGAACATTATTGCACAATAATAACGTATTATCATATATTTGTGTTTTTGCGCAATAAAATCGCTATCGAAAGAATGCTCCGTGCAGTTTTTGTATACCTTTCCATCCACTTTTTTTCCTCGTTTAATGTGCCTAATCGTAGATGGTGCGTCTCTCGGCTTGCTTCTGGCTTGCATTTATTGGCTTTGGATGCTGTTGTTTTCAATAAGATTTGAAAATTCAAGAAGTGTGTGTTGAAAAGTGTCTGCTTCTTTGCTATTTAGTAGATGTTATTTATCTCTCCTGTTTAGTATCTTGTTTAATATATGTAAGAAGGTATACAAAATCTGCACGAAGGTATAATAAAACTGCATGAAGGTATACAAAATCTGCACGGACAGGTATACCAAATCTGCACGATGGTAGAAATGAACTCTTGATAATTCAACCGTGATGTGATATACTGATATCAACAAGTGGGAAGGATGTGAGAACTTGGGAGACTTGTCAATGAACAATCTCGTGGAAAAGAGCAAGGCTCTTGTGTGGGCAAAGTTCAGGGACTATACAGCTGGAGAACTTCGTCTGCTGGAAGTATATCTGTCAAGAATCAACCCTCGTGACCCTGAAAGTGCAACTGTTCAGTTCACGCTGAAAGAATACTGTGACTTTTTGGGTATCCGTCTGAACAGTAAAGATTTGAAGCAACAGCTTAGGCACTTCATTGAGAACACAGTAGCCGTCCCTCTTGAAGGAAAGGACGAATACACTCTGTACACCCTGTTTGCTATGGCGCAGATTCGATTTGACCCGGAGTGCTTTACATACATGGTTTCAATAAGGTGTAATCCTTTGTTGCAGCCTGTGTTCTTTGATATTGCAGAAAAAGGGTATGTTCGGTATCGTCTGCGATACACGGCAAGCATGAAGTCTCAGTATAGCATCTTACTCTATTCGATTCTTCGGGACTGGCTGAACATGGGGTCGAAGGGGCATGAAATCAGCATCAAGAAGCTGAAAGAGCAACTTGGTGCGACAGCAAGCAGTTATGACCAGTTCAAATTTTTCAGAGCAAAGGTCTTGGACGTTGCCGTTGCTGAAATCAATGAAATATCCGACATTTCTGTGTCGTATAAAAAACGGACTGTTGGGCACAGAATAGTATCGATCATCTTCGACGTAAAGATAAAACGCTCTGAGCCGGTCATAGATGCCGAATCCAGCGAGATTGAGACAACACCATTAAGAGACGTATCTGACAACGAAAAGCCTGTAAAAAGCCCTAGAAACGGCGCATACGAAGATGTTGACTGGGCAAGCCTGATGCCGGGCGTTGACGAAAAGCAGTGTGCAAGCATTGCAAGGTCTGTGGCAAGGCGAATAAAATCTGAATACCCGAATATTCGCAAAGACAAGAAGAAGGATGCTGTTGTGAACATTGTGCAGGGCGCATACGAGCAAGCCGTAAAGGGCAAACCGGATGTTGAAGTGCCAGAAGCTTACCTTCGGACGGTTATTAAAGATTCTCAGTTAAGCAAGTTTGCGACATTCGGGTTCGATTATCTTGAGTAGTCAGATGTAGCACATTGAGCAGATGATGCAGAAAGGAGCAAGAATGGGTTGGATTAGCGTAAAAGATAAGATGCCAGACAAGTACGTTCAGATTATCATTTATGATAAAGTGATGGGCGTTACTTTCGGCTATTATGGTGACTTAAAAGGCGAAAAATGGTATACAGATGATGTGTTGACGGATGCGTTCTATGAAAACAATAGTGAAACGCAACTGATTGATGATAATGTGTTATATCATGTAACCCATTGGATGTCACTTCCTGACGAACCGAAAGAATAAAGAAAGAGTGATAAAATGGCAAAAATCATAGCTGTCGCTAACCAGAAGGGCGGCACAGGAAAGACCACCACAAGCACCTGTCTGGCTGGCGCGTTGCAGCTGCTTGGCAAGAAGGTGTTGCTGGTGGACTGCGATGCCCAGTGCAACGCAACGGACACCTACGGCGCACAGACAGAGGATGTATGCACCCTGTTCGATGTAATGACCCGGCAGGGCACGGTAGAAGAAGGAATCCAGCACTGTGAAGCCGGCGACATTCTGCCGTCAGACAATGCAATGAAGGACATTGACGAGCAGCTTGTCCGAGACATTGGCAAGAACTTCCGGCTGCGTGAAGCGCTGGAATCCGTGTCAGAACGGTACGATTACATTGTTCTGGACACTCCCCCGCAGCTTGGTCTTGCGCTTGTGAACGCACTGATCGCAGCCAACAGCATCATCGTGCCCATCACAGCAGACCGATACGCACTGGCTGGTTTGAGCCAACTTTCGCAGACCATTGGTGACGTTCGCAGATACTTCAACCCGACTTTGAAGATTGAAGGTCTGCTTCTGAACCAGTACAAGAGCCGTGAGAACCTGTCCAAAGAGGTTGTGGAGCAGCTTCCTGTGATTGCACAGAGCATGGGCACAACCCTGCTGGACGTGAAGATTAGACCGTCTATGGGCGTTCGTAAGGCGCAAGCAGAGCGGCACAGCCTGTTTAGTGGTGACACGGCAAAGAGTACCAGCGCAGAGGATTTCAGGGCGTTGGCGAAGATGATTGTGGAGGGAGATAAAAAATGAGTAAGAAGATTGTGGACGTTGCTCCTTTGATGGAATATTATCGCAACAGGCTTCTTGAAGAAGGCGATAATCCTGCTTTAGAGGACGCGCTTAAAAGATTAAGAGAATTGAAAGACGATACAGATTCTTTGCGACCTGTCGGCCATTGGACAGAAAGTATTTGCTTAGATGATGCTTTTTGGGTATGTTCTAACTGTAAGTTCCCTAGTCAAGCATCTGCTGCACCGGAACTTTACCGCTACTGTCCAAATTGCGGCGCACGGATGGAGGAAACAGAATGAAATCAACCAGCAAAAAATCCACAGGTTTGTTGGGCGGGTTTGACTTCCAGCCTGTTTTTTCGGAGCAGACATTAAGCCGAAGCAAGCCAAAGGAAGAAGAAGTAAGCCAAGCAAAGCCGAACAAAGCCGAACAAGCACTGATTAAGCCCAGTGAAGCCGCAGACAGCCATGCACAGCCTAGTGAAGCTGAATTAAGCAGTATTAAGCCAAAGCAAGCCAAAGATAGCGAAAGACAGCCAAGTGATGCCGTGTTAGGCGAAGGCAAGCCGAAGAAACTGAAACAGGCAAGGGAAACAAAACGGCTGATTGAACAAGGCAATATTCCCGGCGCACTGGCTGAAGCCGGTTTGACAAAGAAAAAAATTCCGATGCCGGAATCGCATCAGGGTGTGGCAAGCGGTGACGGCAAGCGTTCTAAGCGCATTACCATCCTTATGAGCGAGGAGGAACGCAAGTACATCAACCGTGAAGCAAGGCGACATGGGATGACGATAGGGCAGTATGTGTACGCTCTGGCTGCTGCTGCGGCAGACGGAGAAATTTTTTTAGAGAATTTCTTGGAGGATTGACGTATGATGAGGTCGAAGGAATTTTACGAAGAAAGTATTAGCCGTTTGCAGAAAATGATCAAACACGGAGTTTGCGTTCTTTTGTTCGATGCTTTTGCTGTAGTAGTTCAAATTCCGTTTATCTTTGCTGGTAAATGGGTTGCAGCATACTTGATTTTGTCCATCGCCGTATCTTTTGCAGCGGGATTTAGTTTTAACACGCTTGTGGATAGTAAAAGGCAACTTGATATGTACAAGGCAGATATGGAGCTCTACTACACAGATATGCCGAGGAATTAATATGACGAAACAAGAGCAAGTTACAAGAATCGCAAAATACTACACAACCTTCCACCTTTTTGGAGATTGGTATCTTATTCGGTGTTATCCTAGACACTGCCATAGCTGGAAACGGTTTATTCCGTTTTATACGCTAACACACATCAAAGAAGAATAATCTATGTTATTTGATTTAGCCAAGAAGATTTTGACGTTGAGATTGTTGGATACAAGCAGGATTTTGGAGAATGGCGAGATAAAAGCGGAAAATTGCACAATGTTACATATTGGATGTCGTTGTCTGAACCTCCTGTAAAATATTGAAATAACAAAGGGGCAATATATGGAAAATTTCTATTGGGCCGGAATCCAGTACGATGATGATAAAAAATGCGGGCGCCTTCAAACTCCGCTCGTTTTGTTTGCAAACAGCAAGGAGGAAGCAAAAGCAAGAGTTGAGCGAGAAGTTCCCGGAAAGTTCTCCGTTGTCAACGTGGTGGAACTCGATAAGAGCCTTATATTCCATCTATAAGATTTATTTGATATAAAAGAAAAATCTGTGCTTGGGAAATAAAATAGCCCCTGTGTAGTCACAATGACCGCGCAGGGGTTTGTTTTACTTATCAGCAATGCAATCCCAGTAGAGATATGCCTTGCCATCTGCGGCATCTGCGTCCTCAAGGAACGCCTTTGCCATGTCAGCGTAGAAGCCCGGAGTGTCAACGGATTGACGCTTTGCGACCTGACAATAATCCGAGTACATCATGTTCATCACAGCCCAGAAATCGTTCGGGTCACAGGTGATGTTGCGCTGTTTGGCAACGTCCTGTGTCTGTTCCAGCGTCCAGTGACAGCCCTTCGTGCCGTCAGCGTTCACCATGCTGTCGCACCATTCCTCCGCTTCATCGTGGGTGAGATGTTTGCGCGGCATCTTGATGGAGCGGCTGTCCGCACCGCCACGTTCGTACTGTCCAGACCGCTTATCCCAGTCTCCGTTCTGCGAGAAGCCAATCTGCGGCATCTTGCGCCCATACTCTACGTCAGGGTAGCGGGGGATAGGGTAGGGGTCGATGTAGCGGTTTTCCTCTTGCGGATAGTAAGGATAGCGGTCATTGCCGTCTTCCAGCTTGCGCAGACGGCGTTCCAGCTCACGTTCCCTGCGGTCGCGCTCTTCCTCAAGGCGGTCACGTTCCGGATCACGGTCTTTGTCGTGGTCACGAAGCATCATCATGCGGCGAAAATTAGTCTTGCCCATAATCTACACCTCCTCAAGAAATAGACGCGGGCGCACCAGCGTGTGAACGGCAGAAGCAGCCAAGATACTTGAACGTGCCTGTGCCGGTCGCAGACGTTGCAACGCGGGTAGCATAGCGGGTGCGAGTGTGGATGCTCTCAGCGGTTGCCTGAGCGCAGTTGCAGTCGGTCAGAGGGTATGCGGTCGTGCCTGCACCTATGGTAATAACCACAGGGGCATTGATGGTGGTCGTGTCCGGCAAGCTCTGAGCAACGACAATGCAATACTTTTCGCCGTTCTGGTATGCGCCAGCAGGGATGTTGATGGTCAGAGTATCGTCGGCGAACGTGACCGCCTGGCTGATGACCAAGTGCGGGCAGAGTTTGCAGCTTGTTTTGCAAGCCATAGTATTTTCCTCCTAAAAAATCAGGGGCAGAGGTGTATTACCCCTGCCCCGATGGTTCACCCGGTGTTATCGGGGAGTGTGTAGGTTAGCAGCAGCCGCAGCAGTTCACGCCCACGTTGGGGTTTGCCACCTGATAAGCGGGAATCGGACGAGGATTGACCCGGTTCAGGATGGTATCGGTCTGCTGGGACATCACAGTGGTCAGAAGCGCATTCTGACGATCCTGAGAAGCGGCGAACTTCAGGCTCTGGTTCTCAGCAGTCAGAGTGGCGATCTTATCCTGCGTGAAGTAGTCCATCATGCTGCGGAAGTTGGCGTTGCAGTTGTCCACGATGGCGCGGGCGTTGTCTGCGATAGCCTGCCGGGTAGCGCAGTCCTCCGTTGCGATGGTGTACTTCAGGTCGCCGATCAACTGCTTGTTCTCGCAGCAGCAAGATGCCAGCTGCGTGGCAAGTGCGGTCTGACCAGCCTGCCGTGCGTTGCCCTCCTGCATAATGGCAAGGTTGATAGCGTTGTCGCCGTTGGACACGCTGCGTTCCAGACCGTTCACGAGCTGTGCGTTCTGGTAGCCAAGCTGACAGATCGCCTGATTAGTACCAGCAAAGCCGCCGGCAACGGCAGCGTTGAGGGTGTTCATCTGTGCGAGCTGGTCATAGCCCAGAGAGCAGATACCGCTCTGGATGCCAGCCAGAGAACGGGAAGTGTCCTGCTGGTAGAAGCCCTCAGACAAAGCCGCACGAGTATCTGCGCCGCCCTGACCGGTTGCGCCGGTGCCCACCAGATAGGGGATGTAACTGTTCATGCCGTTGTCACCACCGTTCCGACCGTAACCGTTTGTGCCCCAGCCGAAGATGATGGCGAGGATGATAACCGCCCACAGCCCTTCGTTGCCGAAGAAACCGCCGTTGTTATTACCGCCGTCCTGCCCAGCCAGATAGCCAGTTGCAAAATCGTCCATAACAAAACTCCTTTCAGTTTTGCGTTATGCTATCCCACCGCCGTGTGCGATGGGCGAAGCCAGATAAAAGCGGTTTTTATCAAGTCCGCAAAACTGAGAAGCGTTTCGCTTAGAGGGATGCTTATTTTAGGATTATCAAGTTAGCTCGGAGGATTGTCTTTTTTATCTTTCGGGTCATCCCAATTTTTGCTAGCAGCACCGAAAATCAAGCCAAGCATTAAAGGAATCCATATTTTGTCATCGCTACACAGATTGTTGATGTCAAAATCTTTTTTGGAATGGCTGTTTTCAAAATCATCCATTGTAAAGCCTCCTCACTTCGGAAGCGTCAAATTCAGGACGCTTGCAAGCTGGTTCAAGTCGATACCACGCTCTTTGGCGAGGTTCTGCGCCATCGTCCTGAGCTGCGTTTCGTTTTTGCCCTGAATCAGGTTCAAGCCCTGCATGATAGGGGCGTTTTGCCCGCTCAACTGCTGGATAAGCCCCATCGGGTTCTGTCCGGCACGAGCCAAATTTGCAAGCTGCATGATGGGGCTGTGCGTAATCACATCAAACGGAGAGGACATTGTTATTCTCCTTTCTTCGCTGTGGCAGTGGGCTTAGAAAAGCTCTTTTGCCACTTTTCCAGTTCATCCAGACGGTGGACGAGGGTGTTGTACTCCTCAATAGGCACATACTGCTGTGTCGGTGCAGCGGTCTGTTGTGCCTGTTGCGCTTGTATCTGCCGCCACGCTTCCGGGCTGTAAAACTCCTGCACATAGGATTCACAGGTGTCCGGGTTCAGCCGCTTGCAGTAGATCACTCCGCTGCGCAGGTCGGGGCAGTAGGTCGGTCTGCCGTACAGGTCAGACGGTATCGCCAAAAACTCCTCCCTGCTGGAAACAGGTCTACCAAGCAGCCAACCGCCATCCTGTGCCGACTGCTGAACAGGCTGCTGCCCATTCATCGGCTGCGGACGCTGCTGCTGTGCCTGCTGCATCTGCGCATTTGGCAGGGGAGTGGCAAGCCCTACCGTGCCCATACCGCCGTAAGGATTGACAGGCTGCTGCGGAACGTAGGGCGCTCCGGGTGTCGGATAATAGCTCATAATACATCCCTCCTTGTGCATCTAGTGTACCGCATCAGCAAAAAGTGAAAGACAACGAAGGCACAACGAAGGACAAAAAAGAAAAGCGCCCACACGGAAAAATCCGCATGAGCGCTTAACTGTAAGGATACACACGTTGGAGTGCAATGCTAAGATATCACATCATCCAATATATGGCAATGCTTTCGACAAAACTGGTAAGAATAAAACAAAATCCACCAGCCTAAAAGCTGATGGATTATAAGCGAGCGAGTAATCGCCCTGCCACCGAAGCGGCAAAATTGCGTCTCCCGCATGGTACGCACTGTAAGTAGGCGGGTGGGAGACTGTTCAGCGCCGAATCTGGCGACTGCTTTTTTAATTCTCCGTTGAGCACGGAGTTAGCTCTTGGATGACCCGACCTAATGCGCATCGTTGAGAGGCCGGTCGGGTTTCCTTGGGTATATTATACCACAAATCGTATAAAAAGAAAAGCGGCAAACCCGAAAGCCTGCCGCTTTTTTGAATCGCCAGAGCAAAAGCTCAAAACTAATCCCTAGACAAGATTAGTATATCATACATCCAACATTTTTTCAATTCCTTTCAGCCGGTAGCCTATCGCCGTCCGGCTGTAATGGGTCCGCGCTGCAATGTCCGGCAGCGGAAGCCGCTCAACGTACCGCAGTAAGGCTATCTTACGGTCTACCCTCCCAAGCGGTGCGTTTTTGATGGCGGCGGTCATCTGCTGTCGGTCAAGTCCTTGCAGCGCAGCGGGCAGCACTATGCGAGCCGCCGCCACAGGCAGCACCGAGCCAGAAGGGCTGCGGTAGCTGTCCGGCGTTGCGCACCATATTACCAATCGCGGCGAAACGGTGACGTTTTGTCACCATTTTTGTGACATCACGAAAATGCTCTTGTACGGCGTACATTTTGTTGACACCAACAAAATGCTCGTATGTAGTGCTACTCATGGTTTTACTCCTTGCTATCCAAAACGGTTACTGCGTACACGCGGAGGCTTTCCAACTTTTCGATAACGGCATTATAAGTTGCTTCCGTTGCGATGTGTGCGATGCGCTCCAGCTCATTGTTCTCTTTTGATGCAGCGATGATTTCATCCGCAGATACGCGTTTCATGGCTTCAATCAAATCGAGCAAATCTTCGATATTTACTGCGTTCATGATATCCTCCTTACTGCTGCTTGATGCAGCGATTGGTCATCTTGCCGTACACATCTTCGTACAGCTCCTGCTTATCGCCGTTGTAGGTGTACTCGGCATAGATGCCGTCACCGCTCACGGTGGTAGACAGTAGCGCCTTGTAGTTCTGGAGCGTCTTGCAAGCCCAGACCACAAAGACGTTTTCGAGGGTGATTTTGGTCTCGCGGTGCGCGTTGTACCACTCGACCAGTGCATTCTTGCACACGCTTTCGTATTCTGCCATGCCGGTAATAATCATAGTATGTTTCCTCCTTACAGTGTGATTTCCTCAGCGTCCGCCTTATCCTCCGCGTCCAGAGCGTCGTAGTACGCCTGCGCCAGCTGCTCCACTTCTGCGATGTCGTCTGCGGTCAGCAGTCCGTTATCGTAGTGCATATATGCCTTATCCAGCCAGTATGCCACATCGCGCCCTGCGGCAATTTCCCGCTTGATGGAGCGCAGGGTCAGGTCATGCCGGGCTTTGCTTTTGATTGCCATGTGTACCTCCTTATGTGTTGGTCATGGATGCCACAGCATCCTCAAGGTCAGTGATGCGTTTGATGGGGTCTGCTCTGCCGGTCACGGTCAAGGCAGCGGCATCGGTCAGCAGGGTGTTCACGCCGGGGAGGGCGGGGATGGGCTGCGCACCGGTGGCGGTAAACGGCACCGGCTCTGCCAGCTTGTAAGCGATTTGCACCGGGGTTCCGGCGGCGTACTGGGCGGCGAGGTAGGATTTCCATTCTTGCAAACCCTCATCGGATAGAGGGTACTTGCCATTGCTGGCATATACCAGAGATTTTCCATCTGCTGTGAATCCTATGCAGTTATCCATATATACTGCATAAGGATAGTGGCTGCTTTTGCCAGTTTTTGCATCAGCAGGTTTTTCTATCACAAAGGAACTGTCTTTACTTAAATCGAGATAGAAAAATTTCGAATAAATATGACTGCTTTCTTCACCTGTCAAAGTAATAGTTCGCCATGTTCTACTGCTCTCACCGCTCACTGCATCTACCGTGCCGCCGTAGATGGTGCGGGGCAGAGTGAGGACATATATGTCACCGTGAAACTGCGTCCGCCCTGTATCTACTGCACCTTGTACAATGCATGGGCGAATAACCTCATTGCTAAATGTTCCATCACAAGCGATAAAACAATCACAGACTTCATTTTTTGCTAATGTAAAGGTTCTGAATTTCCCAACCAGACTAGCCCCCAAAACAGTTCTATCGCTTTCACGCAGAATAGAAATTCTTGTATTGGACATTGCACAAATCGTATAAGTCCCAGCTGGCAGAAAAAAAGTATTAACAGAATCAAAATAGGCAGTTCTGGTTGTAACCCCATCAACAGTTATAGTGCCATCCTTGTTATTCGTAAAAGTTATGGCATCATAAGTTTTTTTATCAGGAAAGATTCTCGCCGCATCCAGCAAATTCGTCTCGCACCGCTCGACCGTCACGCTGTCACGTCCCTTGATGGGGCGAACATTGTCAGGTGATGGGTCACCACTGCCTTCCCGCGTCGGCTCCCAACTTACTTTACAGCCCAGCGGATATCCCTCCACCGGGTAGCACGTCACGGGGTTTCCGGTCTCCTCCATCGGTGGGCAGAGCATATCCACGATGTGCTTGCTGCTCCATGGGGCACTCTCCGTTATGGCGGTATCGTCGATTTGTGTGCCATCTTTGCCGTCTGCACCTGCCGGGCCGACTGGGCCCTGTGGCCCCTGTGGTCCAGTGTCGCCGGTGTCTCCTTTCGGGCCCTGCTCACCCTGCGAGCCACGCTCGCCCTGTATGCCCTGGGGCCCCTGTTCCCCTTGGGGACCGGTTTCGCCCTGCGGGCCGGTGGCACCAGTCGCACCGGTAGGGCCGACTTCGCCGCGCTCACCTTGCGGACCAGCCGGGCCGATGGGGCCAGGATCGCCTTTGTCTCCTTTGTCGCCCTTAAAGTTGCCGTTGGCGATGCCGTCTTTGAGCGCTTTCAGGCTGTCAGCGGCCTGCTTGGCGCTCTGCCCGGCCTTTTTGGCAGATGCCCCGGCCTGCTCTGCTGCCGTCTGTGCATCGGTCTTGGCCTGCTCTGCGGCGGTGGCATCGGTGTGCACGGCATCCACCAGCTGCTGCCATGCAGAAGTGCCCGGTTCCGGCGTGGTGCCGTCCTCTGTGCCGCTGTTGGCACTGACACGGTAGCGCAAATCTGCACTTGTCACCGTGCGGGTGCCGTCGCTTCCCTCAAAGGTGATGCACCCGGTGCCGGGCTGTGCGGTCACACTGGCTGGCACATCCAAATAACCGTCCACCACCAGCGAGGACGCCGGGTCTTTGCCGCCCGGGACGTGCCAGAAAGCCCGGATGGTCAGGCCCTCCCACTCGCCGGTGGCAGTGACGGAAAGGCGGTACACGCCCCGGTTTTTGGTGTAGCCAAAGCGCACCAGCTGCTCATAGCCCGGCACTTTGACGACGCCATTGGATGCGAGAGATACGCTTTGCTCGATCATGAGTTACTCCTTGTTGATGGTAGGCTTCTTTTCTGCCAGTGCCTTTTTCATCATGCTGACGGCCTTTTCAATCACGCTGTCCAGCACTTCATCGGTGATAAAAGGTTTCAGCCAGTCCGGCAGTGCGCCCCGCAGCGCGGCAAAGACCTGCGCCTTTTTCTTCGCGCCCTGACCGCTGCCCATGATGCTGTCCTCGGCCTTGCACACGAGGTCATAGGCCAGATCTTTGACAAGCTGCTTATAGCCCATGCGGATAGCGCCGACAGCCAAAGCCACAAAGCCGACGATAATAAGAACGATTGCGACGGGGGCGGGGATGAAATTAAGAATTGCTGCCATGTTTCGTTACTCCTTCTGTCAAATAGTTGTCAATTTCGGCCTTGCTTTTCTGCATGGCCTGAACGTTATTTCCGGTGAGCTGCGCTTCCAGCAAAGCACGCACGGCCTGCAGGGTTAGGCGGTTCACTTCGTCGATGTCTCCAAAGCGGCTCAAATCGCGGGAAAGTGCCGCTGTGTGCTGGGTATAGCCGGTTTCCAGTGCGCCAACACGCCGGTCAAGGTCGTCAAGGCGCTTGTTCTGCGCATCGTCGGGGGCCTGTGCCTTTTTGACGTACTTGTGGATGATGTCCAGCACCTTGTCGATGGTGATGGCCGCAGCGCACAGGCTGCCCAGGATGCCCAGCACCCACAGTAGAGCTTCTCTTTCGGTCATTTGCCCTCCCGGAGACGGGTCAGGCCCTTCTTGCAAATGATCTTCGGGTAGTTGCGTGTGGTCACATCGAGGTCAACGTGACCGGAGATGCCAGGGACGCTGCCCTTACTGGTGTGCTGGTGGGTATTGTAGGCAAAGGTCACGGCAGGTGTCCTTCCTGTGTAGTCGGCCAGCCACACGTCGTAGGGGCTGAGGGCAGCACCGCCCATATACAGGCGCGTCTTAGCAAAGCTGGTGTATGTATAGAGCTGGGCATAAAAGCCCATGTCCTCCACCTTTTTCAGGGCGTAGGCTGTCAGGTCGGTCAGCGCCTGCTTGCCAAGAACCCTGAATTTGTTGTCCTCCACGTCCACCGCCACAGGCATTTCCAGCGTCTTGCCACGCAGGGCGTCAGCCAGCAGGGAAAGCTCTGCATCGGCCATTGCCTTGCTGGTGGCGTAGGTGTAGTAATACACACCCACCGCCAGACCTGCCGCCTTTGCATTTCGGTAGTTTGCTTCAAAGGTCGGGTCGATGTACAGGCCGTCCGCTCGCTTGGAGAGCCTGCGGTTTGTGCTGACGGTCTTGAGCATGACGCCCTGATAGCCAGCGGCTTTGACCTTCTTCCAGTCCTCCAGTGTAATGCTGCCCTGATACCGGCTTACGTCGATGTAGCGGTAGGGCGGTGCTCCCGTCCACTCGGTCACAGACGCCATCGTGTCCTCCTGTTCTGCCTGTTCTTCCGCCAAAGCGGCAAAGAACCGGCTCAAAAAGTTGAAAAGTGCGGTCAAAAATGTGTTGTTTATTGCAATCACCTCCAATGTCCAAGAGTAGGCATTAAGTGCCATGGGCGGTTTCCTGCTAGGCCAGCAGCTCGGTCAGCTCTTTGTACTCGGCCTCGGTGATGCGGCCGAGTGCGTAAAAAACATCAATTTTTTCCGCAAGGCCAGCGGTCTGGCCGCGCTCGATCAGGCGTTTACAGATACGATACAACATAGTTTTTACCTCCTTATGTGGTGGTGTCAGTGGTGGTGTCGTCGGTCATCCCCAGTTCCAGCAGGGCGACGCGGTACTCCTGATCTACCGCCAGGGCATCCGTGTCCGCCTGCGCGGCCTGCGTCTCGGTCAGCAGCTCGGCAAGAGTGGGGTAGTGGTAGCCGGTGAGCCAGATCTCTACGGTGTAGCTGCCGGTCGACGTTTCTGTTGCAAAGTGCAGGGTCCCGTTTGTCTGGAAAGTCGTGTTGGATGCGAAAATTCCAGTGCCGTTTCCGTAGTTATGATTGGCGGTGCTGCCTTTTGCAATGTCTACTTCCTCGCCGTACCCGCCGGTACTGCTGTTGTATTTCGTCTTGACGTGCACGTAGTCCAGGCCGTCTGGCATTTTGATATCGTAGGTCTTCCACCTTTTTCCGGTTTCTTCGTAGTGGTTCCACACCAGCCGGGGCTCCGACTTTACCGCCACGGCGGCAGC